AGGCCAAATGCATCGTTGCCGACCTGTTGCATGGTGTAGGGAGAAAACCCAACATCGAATGTCGAAGGGACAAGCGCAAAGTCAGCGCTCGATGACCCGTACAGGATGTGAGTGCGCTCTGAGGTGAAGATGGCCAACGCTGCGCCAGAAGCCGTGCCGGACTGTGGCAGGTATCCGGTAATCGACTTGGACAGGTTGATTTCGCTGGCACCAGTTACCACCGACCAGGCGTAGGGGTTGCCGATTCCAGACGATTGATGCGAACCCAAGAACGACAACATCAGATGGTTCTTGTGTACCGTGACGTGAAGCGGCGTGTCCGTCGTCATGCCGGTGTGAATCGGTATGTAGTTGGTGCCGTCGAACTCAAATGCCGGGTTCACGCCGTCACATCCGTACATCTTCGTGGTCGCCGTGGACCCGGAAAAGTTGTGATTGAAGTATTCCCCCACCCCGCCCACGGCAAGGGTGATGGCGGTAGCAAGCGATGTGGTCTGTGTGACGAACAGGCCGGCAACGCTCAAACCTTCGCCGCTTTGGAATGTTCCGGTGATGCCGGTCAGCACCAGGGTGCCCACCGGTGCCACGGTCCATGTGCCGGTTCTCAGCAGTGCCGCGGCGACCACGCCAGTAGCGCCCGATGTGCGCCCGGTCACGGTGGACCCGGCTGCAATGGTGTTGCCGATCATCAGGCGGGTATGCGTTCCAGAGCCTGCGCTTGATGTTGCGATGGATGCACCACCCACCGTAGCGGCCAGCTCGTAGGTGTTGGCCGCCTTGTTGACCACGTAATAGGTCGTTGCCGGCGATAGGCCGGTAGGCAGCGCGCCGGTCGTGGACAACTGAATGGGCTGACCATTTGCCATGCCGTGCGCCGCTTCGGTCACAACACCCGGGGTCGCGTTGCTGATCGTGACGGTAGCCGATAGCGTCAGGATGCCGAACGAGATTTCTGTTGGCAGGGTTATCGCACTCCAGCCGCTGGCCGTTTGCTTGTGCATCACCTTGGCAGTCGCCCCGGCGTTGTCCCTGAATGCGTAGACCACGTCGTTGTAGACCCAGACCCCGCGAATGCGGCCAGACCCGGGCACAGTCGTGATCAATGTCCGCCAGTCGTTGGCTGACAGCAGTTTGTAATCAGCGTGCAGTGCGGCCGTCGTTGCGGAGTCAGCCGTCGCCGCGCTGGTAGACGTAGCCTGGGTGACGGCTGCAACCTGCAATGCCTCGGCGGTCACGAAAGTTCCAGACACCCTACCAAGCACCAGGTAGCCGGTCACCACGGCCAGCACAATGCCGGTCGCCGCGGATGTCGCCCCGGTGATGGTGTTGCCGACTGCAATCGAGCCGGTCAGGGTGATGCTGATGATCCAGTAGCTTTTACTGGTCGGTGAAGCCTGGCCATCCGAGCGCTCAAAGCCGTTGATTCGGCTGTACCCGCCGCCGATTGCTGGCTCGTAGTTCTGCGAGTCAAGGATTCGCCCGGGTTTTAGCGCGATGGCCGGTGTCACCAGGTCAAGCCCACCGCCCAGCGGGTAGAAGTCGGTATTGACGACCGGCATTCTCATGCCATGGCCCCTCCTACCGTGATGCCTGTCATTTGGTTCTTGACCAGCATCCGCATGAAGCGCTTGAACTCAAGTTCGCCCTCTTGGTAGATTTCCGAGGCCGCTTCACTGGCGCCGTAGAACATCATTGCCCGGTAGACGATAGCCATGTGGTACTGCGTGGGCAGGGCCGGTGTGTCCGTCGTTGTCGATAGCTCAGATGCCACCTTGAAGTAATCCCCAGTGATCGTGTACCCAGCCAATGGGACAGGACCCACACCTACCGCATTGGCCGGCGTGATGGTCATCACCGTTGGCATGCTGGCTGCTGTGCGGCTTGGCCCAAACTGGTAGGTGTCGCGCCATCCGTCATACCCAGTGTACGAAAGATACTGCTCGCCCGCGGTGCCCGTGGTCGTCAGGTAGACGCGGAAACTGTCACGCTCCCAGTTGCCAAGGTCGGTGATGGCGAAGTCGGTAGCGGTGTACGTGGCCTGATTCAGCACCGTGGTGCAAGATGCCGAGGTCCGCATCCAATGCCAGTCCTCGCGCGCCAATTGCAGATCCATCCAGGCTTCTGAAATCCAGTCGGCTATCCGTGAATATTCCTCTATCTGCCCAGTAACCCCAGTCATGTTGTCCCCAGAGACTCGACACTTCCTTTTGAGCCTGTTGCAGAGCTGTAAATAGTTCATATGTATGTGCTAAGATGTGTGCTATGAAAAGAACTAACTTTTACTTTCCAGAGCAGATGATCGAGCGCCTAAAAAGGGCATCCGAAAAACTTGGAATTCCAATGAGCGAGTTCATACGAAATGCAGTCGAGGCCGCTTTGAAAAAGGCTGGCGTATGAATGAGCCAAGCGGGATATATGTCATTGCGAATGCAATAACCGGAAAGGTCTACGTTGGTAGCGCATCGTTTTTGCGTTCGCGCCAAAGAACCCATTTGCGGCTTCTGAGAAAAGGCAAGCATCACAGTCAAAAGCTGCAACGCTCTTGGGACAAATACGGCCACGAGGCATTTGTATTTGTCGTGGTTGAGTCGGTAGATGAAAAGTCAAATCTCAGAGACCGGGAACAACATTGGATTGACTCAATGAATGCTGTCATTGATGGATACAACATCCTTCCAACAGCAGGCAGCATGGCTAATTTCAAACTGTCGGAAGAGGCAAAGCAAAAAATATCTCTGTCAAAGATGGGACGAAAAATGTCCGAATCAGCGCGTGCGGCTCTTTCGTTGGCCAATAGAGGTAGGAAGCAAACAGAGTCGCAAAGATCAAGGCACTCAGCCTTCATGACAGGAAGAAAGCCGTCTGAAGCACATCTTGAGGCGCAAATTGCGGCAATCAGAAGTGATGAAGTCAGAAAGAAAATATCAATTGCCGGCAAGGGCAGAGTCAAGTCTGAGCAGCACATACAGCGTATCCGCGACGCCCTGAATAGCCCAGACGTGCAAGAAAAGCTAAAGGCAAGAAGCAACCCGAGAACCGGCGCAAAGTTGACAGACGAGCAACGAAAAAACCTAAGTGAACGTGCAAAGCAAAGATGGGCAGACCCAGAGCTAAGAGCGAAGTACGTCCAAGCCCGCATTGATACAGTTGCACGTTCAAAGACCTAGTTAGCCGTCGCGTACAACCGTGTCAGCCACTCAACCCCGCGCGGGTCTTTGTCTTCGACGACCTGAAACGTGCAGGTAGCAGAGTTGTTGCGGTGCACCTTGTTGATGGGCAGCTTGTCGGTCGTGGTGTCAATCACTTCGGTATTGATGTTCTCGATCTTGGACGAGGCCAGCACTTCGACATACTTGCGCTTGGTGATGACAGGGATTCCAACGGGCAGATAGCCAAGCGTTTGCCACTGGCCACGCATGAACACTTCCGCGCCGCGCCCGTTTACCCAGCAATCGAACACGTTGGGCGCGTTGCGCTCCCGGCTCGGGTGGATCACGATCTTGATGGCCTGCTCATTGAAAGCCAGGGCATCCATGTAGACCTTGTTCAAAGCGTTCAAGTCCACCGGCAGGATGATGTCTTCGGGCCGGGTGTCTCCGCTATCGGGCAAGATGACGGATGACCGCTGGCCAACTTCGAGATCGGCGGTGTTGAACTCGGGCTTTGCTCTGCGAACCGGTGTGTTTTGTGCGTCTGCCATGTTTTCTCCAGGAATGAAAAAGGGCACCCGAAGGTGCCCCATGAAGGTTGGAAGCCTCAGTGTTTAGCTGTGGGCAATCCAGGTGCCGGTAGTGCTTGCAGCGATGGCCGCCAGCGTTGCGTTCTGCGACACCTTGAAGTAACGGCCAGTGGTGTTGGCGGTACCGTCAGAGTCACAAATCGTGATGCCCTTGTTGGTGGTTTCGATAGTCACCGTGCCAGCAGCTGCCGTTTTCAGGCAGGTATCCGCTGTCATGCCTTCAAACCACTCAACCGCAATGCGATCGGTGATGTTCTGGTAGCGGATGTAGCGTGGTGTGAAACCCAACGTGAAAACCACGTAGTCGGCTGCGGTGATGGAGGTGCCGTCGAAAACGACACGACCAACCTTGCTTTTGGGTGGATCGGCTGCGGGGGTGTTGCCAGAGAGGGTCTGGCCGGAAGAGTTGACTGCCATGATGTGGCTCCTTTAAA